CTTTTATTTTTTTTCTATTCATATTGTGCAGTTATCTCCTCAACCTTTGGTAAGTTAACTACCTTAGTCATAAATACATTTGCGTTTGCATACTTGAACACCCTGAGTCCACTGCCAGAATTAGCGTCAGAATGACAAACGAACTTATGAGAACAGTACACACACCCAACAGGAAGCTTGAGGTTTCCAGTTTTATCGTGAGGAATCGGTTCATAACATTTCTCAGGTGGTTCATTTTTACTTAGTTTCTCCTTTAAATTAATTATTAAATCTTTAGCATTGGGTTTCATTAATTCATCTGGTCTGAACAATGCTATCTCTCCAGATGATTTGTTTACTGCAAGTAGTCCTCCGTTACTAGTGCCTTCATTGTGTTCGTAACCTGCGACTTGTGCAATATATCCGAATGGGTCATCTTCATACAGAGTTCCATTCTTAAACTTCTTGAATGACATGGCTGAAGCAGACTTAACATCAACAACTTCTCCATCAATCTTACAGTCCATGTGACCATTAACATCTTCTACTTGTACTTTCTTTTGTTGGTCAGTAACTTTGTGTCCTGCAACTTCAACAAGAAATAATAGTAAGTGTTCTAGTACATGACCATATAAAAACTTTAACTGTGTTGATGGGTCATGTATTTCTTGTTTTCTTTCTATATGATTGTCATACCAAAGTTGTCTAGCAGGTCGACCAATAACAGACATTCGTAAACCTTTACCAGAACTTTTTCTTGGTTGTAACCAATCTAGTAAAGCAAGTTTAGTATTGTTTAAGAACTTATCTATCTGTTCTTCTTTTACATCAGGTGCTTTACCACTCGATATACCAGTAAGTATATTATTTACATCATCAACTAATGTATCTAAAGTCTTAGTGTGTTTCTTGCCAGTTGTTCCCATACTTATATTCTCCATTTAAAGGACATCTAATTCCTAGTTCTTTACCTGCGTTGATAATAGAGTCAACTGCAAGACTACCAAAGTCTTCTGCTTGAGTTTCTAATACTTCATATTGAAATTCATCATGAACATTAGCAACTGGTCTGGCTTTTAGTTTATGTTTACTAACTTGTTCTTCTAAAAGAATCAAAGCTTTCTTCATAACTATCGCCCCTCCACCTTGTATTAAGGTGTTGAGGGCGGAGTGTCGGTTTCGGATTCTGAGTTTTCTTCCGTCGATTCCTTTGAGCCAACCTTTTCCAGTAGCTTTGTCCACTCGTTTTCTAAAGTTTGCAAGGGCTGGAGTACGGCTGAGAAATCTGCTTTTAATCGCTTTGCCATGATTTCTAGACCCTCCGCAGATAGCTCCGAGCTTTTCGTCACCTGCCCCATATATGAAGGCATAGATGAAAGTTTTTGCCTGGTCTCTCGTGCTAAGTCCTGCAAGACTTTGATTTGTAGTGTGTATATCTCCATTAATGATAGCATCTATATATTCCTTATCGTTCATGTAGTGAGACAATATTCTTAATTCAAGTCCAGAAGCATCTACTCCCACTAATTTGTAGCCTTCTGGAACTACCCATAGTTCTCTGCATTCTTTACCGTAGGGAGAATACACTGCAGGAACTTGAGCCATGTTGGGCGACTGGTGGCTCATTCTACCAGTGATAGCACCATTGGTTATCACTCTTCCGTGTACTCTCCCGTCTTCTGCTACTGCCTCTACCCAAGATTCAACTTGAGCTATTCGTTTCTGCAGTAGTAGAAACTCTTTAATAAGTTCTGCCTCTGGTATATCTGTAATACCTTGTAGAACTTTCTCATCTACTATTGGTTGTCCGTGTTCAGTAAACTTAGTCGGCTTCCAACCAAAGTATCTTAAGTATCTTGCAATCTGTTGTCGACTACCAAGATTAAACTCTTTCATTTCTATGAGAGAAAAATCTCCCATAACATTGACCCACCCCTCTCCCAGACCATTCAGTCCAACCGTACTCAGAGAACCGTCTTTACGATAACGAGGCTTCACTATCTTGACGAAGGTTGGCAGTGGTGTAAATCTTTCTCTAACCTTTTGTTCAATCTCATTTATCTTCTCTCTCAACTTACCTAACAAAAGGTCTGCCTTCGTTACATCAAAAAGAAAACCATTGTTCTCTTGTTGTGTGATTATCCTAGCTATGTCGTGTTCTAGTCTAATCGCCTCACGAGAAAAGTCTGGATTATGTTTAATCAAATAACCAAGAACTCTTTCCGTAAGTTCTACATCTCTGATACAATACTCAAGCATCTCATCAGAGTATTCAGAGAAATCTTTAAAGTCTAACTTACCAAACTTTAATCTTTCTCCAAAAGATTTTAAAGAATGTCCACCCTCTCTAACTGGGTCGAACAGTCTTGACAAAACTAAAGTATCAATAACTTTACCTTTATCATGTAGGTCAATACCAATAATCTTTTTAATAACTGGTGCATCAAATCCTATAATGTTATGTCCAACGAACTCATCATACCTATCAATATAAGAACTAAACTTATCAAGCTCATCTTCTTTAAAGTATGTGATTTGTTTGTCGTCTTTACATACAATAAGAAAAATTCTATCTGGTAATAGATTTGTAATAGCCGTTGTTTCAACATCTAAAAATACTCGCATCAATCTCGCCCTTATTATAATGTTTCATCTTCAAACTCTTCGCCAGTTGGTTTCTCAGTCTCGTGTAGTCTACCAGTTTCTTTATCATAGTACAGATATGTAGCTGGACCAGTCATACCTATAAATCTATTCTTCAATACTCTTACGCAAGTTGTATTCCTTACAGTAGGACTATCATTCTGTGCATCTCTTTCAAGACCAATAACCATATCAGATAACTGACCAATAGAAGCCGAACCTCTTAGTTGTGATAGTGAAGTTGCCGCTCCCTCTTCATGTCCTTTACCATCTGGTCTACGCAAGTGTGAGATAAGTATCAAAGCTATATCTGTTTCTTCGACAAGAGTTCTTAGCTTTGTCATAATCTCATCAAGTGCTTTTCTTTCATCTCCATACTCTTGAGATGATACAACCATACTAACATGGTCAAGTACAATGTATCTACAATCTAATGCTTTAGCCATGTACCTAACTCTAGATACAATATTATCTACTGAGTTAGAACCAAAGTGTTTGTAGAAATAAAATCTACCAGTACCTACAGTAGCATCAAAGTATTTTCTTTTATCTTCATCACTCATATGAATGTCTGGTCTACGCAAAGGTAGGTTAGCTTCGACACTCATGATATCTAATGCAGTAATCTTAGGACTTTCTTCAAGCATAATCATACCAATCTTTTCTTCTGTTTTCTTGAATAGATTGTATACTAATTCTTTTATGATAGAAGTTTTACCAAGACCTGTGCCTGCAGTAAATGTCACTAGCTCGCCACTACGAATACCATAAGTCATTTCATCTAGTCCTTGCCAACCATAATTAACTGTTGACCTTACGACTGGAGAAAGAACTTCTTCTAGTAATGACTCGCCCTTGATAATACCATCTGGTGCATAGGTAGGTGCATTCCACCATGCTTTGATATACTCTTGATACTTGTTAGCTTTGAGTAAATCATTCGCATCTTTGTATCCTTCTGGTAATTTTAATATCTTAACTTTTGATGGGGCGAACAACTCGGCAACTTTTTTACTTGCTTCTCTACCGACATCATCATTATCAAAGTTAATAACAATGTTATCGAATTGGTCTAACCAATCATAGCTTTTCTTGATATCTTTGAGGGCAGACGCAACACCATTCTTGATACTAACTACTGCATACTTTGAACCAAGTAATTGATAGACTGATAACGCATCAATCTCACCCTCTGTTATGGTAACATACTTACCACCATTGTATAACTGCTGACCGAACAATCCTGAGTCGGAGGTTGAACCCTTTATCGAGAATTGTTTATTCTTCACATACCTAGTCTTGGTAGCTAAAAGAGAACCAGTCGAGTCATAGTATGGGTAGATGTGTCTGTCTATCGTGCCACTTGCGTCGCTGATAACTTTGACCCCGTACTTTTTAACTGTGTCTTCGTTGATACATCTATCGCCGATAGCACTAAAAGTACCTGCGTTATTTTCTATTATTATTGGTTTTGTTTGAACTGTTTGTATGCCCATTGTGTCGCCCTCATCTATATTTGTTTGTTCTGCTGGGAAGTAAGTGTTGCAAGAGAAACAATAAGAACTACCGTTTCTATTAACACTTCTTGCATCACTACTCCCACACTTATCACAAGCTATGTGATACTTAACAAAGTTGTTATTATCCATTGTGTCGCCCCAATCATTTTAACTTAATTAAAATTCATCAACGGAATCTGTTGCAACAAAGCCGTCAACCTTATCGAACTCTTCCCCATAAGGAATTAAGTCAATAACTTGAACTGCTTGTAAGTCTAAGCCTACACCAGATTTACCTGCGTAATTCCAATCGTATTCTTTGTACATAACTTTCACTTCAGAACCGTTACCTACAAGAACATCAATCGCATTCTTAGCAGAGTCCACTAGCTTTGGAGCAGGGTTACTCGTACCGTCTGCACGATTAACTCTTCGTTTGAATTTAACAATCTTACCTCGCTCATCTTCTTTAACAGTAATGCCTTTGCTGCTAAAGTCTTTAGCAACATCATCATCAACTGCTAAGTCAATCTGATAAACAGGGTCGAAAGTTGTGTTGGGTCTAGTGATAGATGCCCAATATGCTTTTCCTTGAACTGTAGCCATAATGTTTTCTCCTAATGTTATTTGTTAATGTTATTATAATGTTTGCATTATACCATAGAACTTTTTACTTGTCAACAACATAATGCAGTTATTTAAAAACAGGACACAAAAATCCCATTTAAAAATATTTTAAAATGTTATTATTGTTTTTATTATTATTATAATAATAACTCTTTAAAAATCTATATAGATTATATCACGATTCGTTTTCATTGTCAAGAACTTTTTTATTGTTATCCACAATTCTTAATTTATTTCTCTTTCTAATGTTCTCGCTTTGTTCTTTTAGATAGTTAAGGTATTGAATATCCTTGATTTTTACTTGAGGTAAACAATCCCAAACTGTTTGTATATACCAAGCTATGTTGTCTTGATTTATCTCTCCCTTAATTAAAACATTAAATAATTCTTTAGCTTCCTTTGTTATCGTAGTCATGTAGTCGCTCCCCTCTTTTTATTAAAGTCCAATATGTTTGAGCCTCTCTCAATAGTTTTTTTATTGTTCTTCTCTGGACTATTATGTCTTTCTCTTTTAAAGAACTAGAGATATACTCACTCATAAAATCTTCAAAGTCTTTACCGAATAATATTTTGTATGAGTCCATTTATAAATCCCATCTTACATTCTGATAAATCCAAATTAAACTTTCTATTGGTTCATGTTGACCTCCATAAGGCGACAAATAAACCACTAATATAAATATAAATATTGCAGATATTATAGATGATAAAAATAATTCTTTCATAGTAATCCAAAATAATATGAAACAACAAATAATATTACTCCAACTATAATACCTATTGTTAATAATTCTAACTTGTTCATGTCATAACACCTACTGTAATAACAAAAACTGTAAACACAATAGCTATTATAATTACTTTTATATCTTCTTTACTCATCTGACATACTATAAAATTGTTCACTAAATATTTCTTTGATAGGTATAAGTACACACTTAGATGCTTTACTATCCCCTACATTCTTTGTAAGTTTATCTTTGTATTTATCTACTATACCTTTCAATACCTTTGTTGGAAACACAAGTGTGCAGAACTCACCCTCTTTTAATTCTAATCTATGAAACCAATAGTCACTTTCAGTTTTATAGATACCACTCGGTTTACCTCGATACTCATACTCGATTGCTATGTTTCCAGTTTTTCTCCACCAAGACCTCTCACTTTTAACTTCAATAGTTTTATTCTCAAACATTTCTTTGACTTTATCTTCTCGTATTTGTCCATAAGATAAGTCAATATCAAACTTTGTAAATCCTTTTTTAGTCATAGTTTAACTCCCAATACTACTAGTATTCCTGTTAACAATACTATTATTATAAATAATTCTATTCCTAATATAGTATGATACCATATCCATCTAGTTTTATATGCGTTGTCAATGCTCAAATCATCTGGGTCTGGACTGTCATACCCATCTATGTCTGTATCTGGATTTTGACCCCACATTGTTTTCATTATCCGTCTAAACATAAGTCCTCCATTATAACATTTTTATTTAAAAAAGTCAAGATATATTACCACTTTCTTTGTATAAAGTATCTAGCATATCGCTTTGTTCTCTATCAAAGTGTTTGATAATATCTTCTATCCTGTAGTAAGGAATAGAATCTTCCTCTCTAAACTCATCAAGAATATATCTTAATCTTGCTACTACTTTGTCTGCTCCCATTGTTCCCCCTATCCTAAGTCTACTATTAATCTATCTCGAAGTTCATCATCACTACAGTTATCGTAGTTATTATCGAAATACTTTTCACCTGATATTAAATCTTCAGAAGGGCAACCATGCTCATTAAAAAAGTCTATTAGTTTTTCCCTCATGATATCTATATCTAACTCATTGTAAATAATTTTTCTCATTATCTCTATCTCTTCTGGTGAGAAATACTTTTCATACTCATTATAAATTTCATCTCGCCACATATCTAGTTTTTGTTCTAGATATCTTTCATGGTGTTCACAACTCATCTTCATTCCTTTCTAATTTATATACCTCAACAGGTATTGTTTCTACTGTGTTAATTGCATTAGGTATTTTAATTTGTTCAATGTAATACATATCTGCAACATCTTTATTATATCCTAACAATACACCAACTATTGCAATCAATCCCCATGCCCATATTATTCCTAAGAAGAACCATACTATTACATATCTATTCATATTTTTTTAACTCCCTTAAATTCATTTCTAATTGTCTTTTATCTTCTCTATCAAAGAAATCTTTATCGTAAGTATTACCCTCAAATAATTCAATTCCTTCGCTAATTAAAAAAGATAGTTCATCATTAAACACATTGACTTGAGACTCCCCATATTTTTTTATAAAGAATTCTCTAGCGGTTTCAACTGTCATTGTGTCTATTAAGTAATGAGAATACTCTTGCATTTCCATTAACCAATTTTTTACTCCACTCATATTTATACTCCCTTTGTTATTTATTAATCGTAAGTTTCATCTTCAACTTGATTGACTCCACTAATAATAGTGTCATCATCTTGCCCAAATAAAAACTCATCTACATTTTCATCTAGTATAGCAGACTCATCATAGATGTCAATAAGTTTTTTCTTTTTCTTATAAGTATTTGTTTTCATTATGTTTTTTCCTTTCTGTTATTATTTTTTATTGCCGATATCGTAAAGGTCGTGAACGAACATAGCCATGCCAACAGGGTTAGTTTCTGCTACTTCAATCATTTCATCTACTGTTAAACCACACAACATATCATCAGTTAATTGTTGACCATTGGAAGTTAAATCTTCATCAAGACTATCCCAACTTGTATTGTAAGTATTATCATATTGAATATTACCGCCTTGATAATTACCATACATATCATAATCACTCAACCAACCTGACCAAGATTTTTTCTTGGATACTTTCTTACCTAAGTCAATGTCATAGTCATAGCCAACACCACGACTAATAGAATAAGTATTAGATACCCAACCTACATTCTTAACATTTTTACCCTCGCCCTGATTAATGATAGTAAACTCTTGCGTCTTACCATCAAGAAACAATAACTTATCTGACCCAATCAAATCTTCAAGTGATTCAGTCCACTCGGCATTGTAAAGTAAGTTAGGATTGTTAAGTAATTGGGGTCTGATAACCCATTTGATAAATTGGTGGGTGTCAGATTTATTCTTATCAATCATTGGTGTCGGCAACTTTGCTCCATTATGCATTACCCATAAATCTCTATCTGCTCCATTCTCGCCTTTACGCAAGACTTGAAATGGGTGTGATAAATCTCTACAAGTATTCCCTGCCGTTGTAAATCTGAAATGAATACCAACTTGAGTATTCAAATCTTGATAATTCTTCCACATCTTGTGTATATCTTGGAAGTTTTTTGGTACTATCTTATGGGTATGTACCTTACCTTTATTATAAAACATAACCCCAAAACCATCTGAATTATTTTGATAGGCACATTCCATCAAATTTAAATCCAAGTCTTTAGGACTGTTAGCTTTTATTATTAAACACATAATTTACTTTCCTTTCATTGTTATTTAAAGTTAAAAGTTTGTTAGCCATTACTTACACTATTGAATTGTCTTGATACATTTCTACTAGGTGTACCAAGTACATATCCGTTAGTAATTAACCAACTCCAAAAATTAGAGTATTCACTTCTATTTTCAGGTTTCCTAATATAAGATAGAAAAGATTTATAACTTAAACTTTGCTCTCTCATAGAAGATTGTTTTAAATAATGTACTAAAGCATCAGTAAATTCCAATGCTCTCAAAAATCCGTGTTCTGATACATTACTCTTAAATATTCTTAATTCAACTGTTTTTGATGGTACTGTATTGACCGCCTCGTATCTATCATCACTTCTGTATTGACCATCAGATATCTTTTTAGTTTCTGATTTACACCAACGACCCATTGAACGACCCGCAATATCTTCAATAAATCTAGCATTTTTCTTATCATTAATAAACACTAATAATTTACCAACCTCCAATGGTGTTAATGCTTTCTTATTAATATGTATATGTAGCCCCGCACAACTAGTGTTCCAACCTTTAACATAAGTACTCCCATTTTCATCAGTCCAATAATCACTATTAAACATTTGACTAAACCTATCCTTTAAAAACTTATATGTGCATGGAGCTGTAGTAATCTCAAAGCCACCATTACCCTCATCAAGTGACCCATCTTTTTTACATTTGAACCAACTCCCATTGTAGTCATGTAAAGTATCAGGAAAATTATCAGGCATTGAATTTCTAGCCATAACCTCCAATTCTACACCATACAATAAATCTCTAGTAGTTCTTAAATTTTTATTAATTACTTCATCTTCTCTGCATTGTACATCTAATTCATCATGCACAGGGAATGTATAGTTATAACAATATCTCTCATGCTCATAACTACAATCTTCATCATAATCATCATTGTATTCCTCTTCATCTCTGCGGGCATCTGCACAAGATGAGCAACTATCATAGTCACCATCATAATCATCTGCATCTCTTACTTCATCACAACTAGGACAATGATAGACATAATCTTCATATTCACATACTAGCCATCTTTCAATATCATAGTATAAATTATTGATTTTAGTCTCTAATTTACTTTCACATTCATAAGCAAGATTATCTCTATTATTAACAGTATCATATACATTTTCATTATATAAATGTATCTTGCCTCTTAGGTATTGTAGTCTTTCTAGTATTCTTTGATTATCCCAAAAATCTCTGCTAATTATATCTTGATATTCTACTGTATCATCAACAAAATGTCCATTATTATTAAGTTTATATATCTTAATCAAGTTATATAAATCTTGCCTTTGCCAAAAACTATACTTTTCAAAAAATTCTTTTATCAAAGTATTTCTGTAATTAAATCGTAAAGTCATAATTTTTTACTCCCTTTATTATTATTATCATTACTATATAATTATGTCAGAATTATGACATAACTAAATTAATTTTATAAAGCTATATGCTATTCTTAATATACCATATACACTCAAACAGAAACCCAAAAATGGATATCCGCTAACACTAATTAAAACACTACACAAAAAGCATAGTACAATAATCATTACATCTAAATTAGTTTCCATTATTTTCCCTTTCTTTTATTATTTTTTCAATGTGAATATTAACTTTAGGTGACCCACCTAAATATTTAATAACACTTTCCATTCTTTTCTCTATTTGGTCATTGACTTGTTCAATTTGTTTATCAGTCATTCTATTACCAAATTCTTCATTTACATTAACACTAAAATTTTCTAGCCAAAATTCCTTGTGATGTTGCATACCATCAATCAAAATTTCTTTAGCTATTTGATTAGGTGTTAAATCGTAGTCATCAAATTTAATTGTCATAATTTTACTCCCTTATTTTAAAAATGCTTTCTTAAATAATTCTGGTTTAAATTTATCACTATCATTATCAAATAAATCTGCTATATCATTATATATATCAATACCAGTCATATCATCTTTATATTTATTCAACACTTCTACTATAGCAATATAATGCCGTTGTGTAAACATATTTTTTTTACTCATAATTATTAGTCCTTTTTTTTAGTTATTAATATTTTGAATATTTACCCGTTGCAAATTCTGATGGTATAGCGGGAACAAGTCTTTCTTTTTCAGGTCTTTCTTGATACTCTTCATACATTAATCCTCGAATATATCTCTCATCAGGAATAAAGCCCATATTAAACCATATATAATCTAATTTTTCT